CCTGTTGCAATAGCACTTGATGTTGATTGAAAAATTCTATCTTGTGTTGCGCTTGTAACAGTTGAAGCGTCAGCAACTCTAGGTCTAAAATCTAAACAATCTCTTAATTTGTATACTTTACCAGAGGTATCTGATGTGTATGAAGGTATATCTACGTAAGGTATACTTGAATAAGAGTCAACATCAAAATAATCTCCTGAGCCGTGAGAGTAATAATCAAAATTAATTAACAATCTTCCTGTAGGAACAATTGCACCTGTTTTTAATTTAATTCTACCTACATCATAAAAATTATCTCTTTGACCATTATCTAAAGTAAACCTTGAAGTAATATTTGTATTTGCAGTTGTAGCTGCAGTTGAAAAATTAGCAGACATATAAATGTTATTAATAGCAACAATATCTGCTTTTTGTAAACTTATAATACCAGATTCAATTAATGTTTGAGATGATATTGCAATCGTAGAATTTGCATTTAACGTTTTTGTTTTTGAATCTGTTGTTGTTCTATTTACCGTGGCTAATATTTTAATTTTTGCGTTTGAGTAATTTGTACCAAAATTTAATGTAAGTGTTTTATTAGCAGGAGAAGTTGATAATGTAAATATTGCGGTTCCTAAATGATTATTTCCGCTTAAACTTAAAACGTTACCATTAGCTCCGGCTGTTGCAGAACCTATTGTCATAATAGAAACAGAATAATCTTTTTCAATTAAAGAACTAAATGTTTCGTTTGTACCCGCTGTAATTGTTGCAGTTCCTGAAGTTAATGTTGCTACAAATTGTTTTCTTACTTTAAAACTAGTATCAGAAATTCCTGAATTTGCCGTAGTTTTTAAAGTTTTAATAACGTTATAAGGCAATTCAAATATTGATACATTTTTATTAGAACCTTGTAATACAGGTCTCTTTCTAGTTGCAACTGTTTTAGTAGAAACATCAGAAGATCCTACAGCAGTTAATAATTGTAAACTTGTATTTGAGGAGATAGATTCAACAATTCTTGTAACTGAACTTCCTGCATCAGTAGTAAATGTAATAGAATCACCTAATCTTAATTCAGTTAAAAATAAAGTACCAAATCCTGTTACTAATGTTCCACTGTTTGCAACTGATATAGAACCAAATACTGGATAATTATCTCCATATGTAGAATCAAGTGCAGTATCAGCTGTATAAGTAGGAGAACCTGTCATACCAACTTGTTTAACTTGTGTAAAATCAAAAGATTGTACACCTTTGAATCCGTATCTTTCATTTTGTATAACTGCTGTTACACTTGAAGTAGCACCTGTAATTGTTTCTCCTTCTACAAATGTGCCTGTTACATTATTTAAAACTGTAACACCGTGTGCGGCCGTAGGCGCTGAACTGTAAGAAGTGACATTAATTGCCGTGTCACCAGCGGCATTAAATAATTGAAAATTGTTTGTTGTAGGATTTTTAACTGTAAATACTGTGCCTGTTGTATATGCAACAGAATTAATAGCAAAAGAACCACCTGTTAAAGTGATTTGCATTCCTTCTTTAAATGAGTGTGCGTTTAATGTTACGACTCCAGGACTTGCAACTGTAATACTTGAAACTGCTGCCGATTTTGTACTAGATATAGATTGAACATAACCAAAAGCTCCTGATGTTCCGCCTGTTACTTTTTCTCCGTTAGTAAAAGCGGGCGCTGTTTTTACATTTAAATGTGTAAACATTTCTATATCAAATAAAAAATGTTTATAAACTGCACTTGTTAAAGCTGAACTAGAAAATGTGTTTGCACTGGCCGTTCCACTGTTTAATTCAAAGCCTCTTGACTTAGCACGACCAATTTGCGGTACTGTAACTCCTACTGTCGATTGTTCAGTACCTCTAGTAACTGTAGCCGTGTCGTATAAATTTATTCCTTTAAATGCTTCTATTTCACCAGAAACAAATCCCATATCAGGTGTGCCAAATACGTTTGTAACATTTACAAAATTCTCTACGTCAAATCTTGTACTAAAATTACTTTCACTATTAAAATCCCTTGCTTTATCAGCATCTAAAAAAATAGTACTTAGAGTTTCAACTTCATATCCTTTAATATATGCTTTTCCAGGACCCATACCATATGCAAGTTTTGCTTCATCACCAATGTCTGTAGGTGGAGCTAAATATATACCTCTATTATTTTCAGCGGTATTAAGTATATGTTCTCTTACGTCTAATTGAAAATTTCTTACTGTGTAGTCGCCCGATTCATCATATGTTCTTCGTGCAAAAGTATCCTCTAAAACTGCATAATCGGTAGAACGAACTTGATTTTGTCTAATACCTGTTTTTAATCTTAATAATTCTACAAAATTATTATCAGCAGATGACGTTAATGTTCTTTTTGCAAGAATTAAATCTATCTTAAATCTGTGAGCTCCTGGTGCATTTATGTTTGATGAACCTTGAGCATTATCAACTAAACTAGTATCATCATTAGATGTAATAAAAGATTCTTCAACTGTTAACCCAATTCTATAACTTGGTGTGTTTGTATATTTGTCAAGTATTAGTGTTTGTTCTAAAACTGAAACGTGAAAACCATTTATGTAATAAACACCGGCCGATATATTAGCAGCAGAACCAGTTGCCGTTGAATTTACCACGGCAGTTGCTAAAACTGTCGCAACACCTACTGTTCTAGCTTGTATTGTTTCACCACTAGTAAAAGCAAAAGATGTATTGTTTGTTCCTGATTTATTATATTTTACATATAAAGTATCTGGATCTGTACCGTCTGTTACAACAGCATTGACACAAATACCTACAACACCTGAAGTAACACCTGTTAATTGTTTACCAATATATTCAGCAACTGTGGCATATGTTTTGGATGTAAGTTTTACAGCGTAGTAATTTAAATCAAAAGCAATTTCTCCAGGAATAATCATAGCACCTTTTTCAAAAAGATGATCTGATACTCTTTCAATTTGATTTTGAAGAATTGTTTGTGATTGTGTTAACTCTCTGGCCTGTACTGCAAAAGCTGGTCTAAAAAGAACTCTATGAAATTTCTTTGACTCAGCGTAGTCATCAAAGTATGGTGAGAGGTTAAAGTCTGTTGGACTTGGCATAAATCTCCCTAAAACTCAATTACTAATTTAATATTTTCAGTTTGGTCTGAAGCTCTTGTTATTGGTGCTCTGTTTTCAATGTATAAAACATCGCCTTTATGTCTATCTAATTCTGTATCTTTATAACCACTTGTAAATGTAATTTGGTCAGCAGTTTCACTCGCTGTTGCACTCGGTGTGCCTGTAGCACCCGAAGTTGCACCTGTAATAACATTTGCTCCTGAAAATGCCGTTCTATTACCTAAAGAACTAAGACCTTCATCATTAAATCTTGTTTGTATATAATGTAAAATTCTATTTGCAGCATCATATTCTACAACTTTACCTATAGCACCTGTTGTTGTTTGAGTAATTTTTTCATCAACTGTAAAAGTTCCTGGTGCAGGAGAAGCAGCAAATCTTATAGCTTTTGTTCCTCTTAATGTTGTAGTGCTAGCTGCTACACCACCTGAAAGTGGATTTCTTATTAAAACAATTCTTCTAAAATCATTTTCTGCTGTAAAGTCACCTGTGTTTGTAGATTCTGTTCCTTCTAAACTTACGTTTAACATTACAAAGAAACCACCTAATTCTGTTACGGCATTAAAACCGTGGCCGCCTTTTGGAGAAATAATTACATCTATTTCAGCACCTGATAAACTTGTTGCACCAGCGGTTACTATATCAGCATTTCTTACATATGCAATTGTATAACCTGTACCTGCGGTTGTAACTGTTACTGATGTTACAATACCTCCCGATACTGTGGCAGAAATAACTCCACCTGTACCATCACCTCTTATTGGAATATTTGTAAATGATCCGTTTGTTCCACCTGAACCACCTGATTTAATTTTTACTACACTGATTGCACCGTCAACGGCAGCAGATGAAACTGTAGAATTTGTTTCAACAGCCATAAAATCTGTTGATAAAAAATTTGCTTGTTGTGATGCTGATAGAGTGTACATATATTTCCATTTATAACCATCAGCAGTTGATAGAATAGCTGTAGATGTTCCTGTTGGTTCTGTAGTTGAAGCTGCATTACCATTATTATCTAAACATTTATAAACGTTTCTTGCTGTAGTTAATACATAGAACGTTGCATCAAATAAAGTTGTTGCACCACTGTTTGCTGTTTGTGTTGTTGTTGTGCCTGTAATACGATTGCCGTAATCGTGTCTGTAATAATCATAAACTGTAGATGTAGTCCAGTTTCTTCTTGGTATTACAAATGATGTATCTGAAGTTGTAATTTTTTTAACAGCCAGTAAATCATCAAACGTATTAAATTCTTCTATAACACTGTCGGCTGGTGTAATTGCAGCTGAATCTGTGCCTTGATTTTCTGTTCTTAAATCACCTCTTGTTTGTGTAGCAAATGCTTGAGGTCTACCAATACCTAGGTAATAAGTTTCTGGTGATGCTTCTGAAAATGACTCGCTAAATTGTTCAGCGTTGTTTATTCTAAATTTATTTGTTATAATTGCTGGCATATTTTTTAGTTTCTTTTGTTATATTTATACAAGTTTTTCATAGTATTATCCCAAATATCTTATCATAATAATAGCAGCTAAAGGCGGTGGTGATAAGAAAGTTAAGGTTGTTCCTGATACTGTATAATCTGATGTTGGTCTTAAACATAAACCGTTTTGAAAAACTAGTATATTATTTACATTATATAAATTAGTTATAGTAAAGGCTACTGTTGCTCCGTCACCTGTAAGTAATGTAGTTGCACCTAGTGTTGCTGGTATAAATTTACCACTTGCTGATACCCAACTTAAAGTTTGTTTTCCTGTTGGAGATGCCGTTACTAAGTCAACGTCTGATAATATATTAATACTAGAGTTTTCAGTAGCAATCTCGTTCCAACCACCACTGTCAGCAAAAAATGCTTTAGAAGTACCAGTTGTAGTTGCAAACATACCAGCATAATTTGTAGCATTAGGTAATGAACCTGAATTTGCAAAGTTAAATCTTAATTTATTTCCTGAGCTTGTCAAATCAATTGTGTTTGCTGAACCTGTTAAAGAAAGGCCAGCAATAGAAGTTGTTGTTCCTCCTAATGATGTAGAAGTTGAGC